CTCGCCCATGTGGAGCTAGATAAGCGGCCGTGAAATCGCGCCGGACGTGGCAGAAGATCGTCGCCGAACAGGCGAACAAGATCGCAGAGCTTGAAAAGAAGGTCGAGCGATTAGAGCGCCGCTTGAAAAAGGCAATAGAGATTTCACGTGAAACGCAGCAAGGCATCGGTCGATTACAGCCAAGGCGGTGATCACTGCGGCGCCTGCACGCATTTTATCGATGAGGACGAGAAGGGCGAAACTGGCCGTTGCGAGTTGGTCGATGGATCAATTCGCGAGGACATGTGGTGCAAGCTATTCAAGCGTGAAAGTGCTGGTTACAGGACTTTAGAGAGAAACGTCAAAATGGCGGCTCGGCACGTGCGCAAGAAGTGAGTGCGTTGACGCCAAAATTCACCCACCCCATCCTGCGCGCGTTACGGTACGCTGCTTTATTCACAGCTACACCTCCGGTTGCCCCGGCGGTTAACGCCTCTCCGCCGGGGCGATTTCCGAACCCCCGCAAGGACAAGGTTTGGAAGGCAGGGCCCCCGAAAGGACAAGGCTAGCTGACGCGTGACGGCCCCCGAAAGGATAAGGCCGAAAGTTTGATGGTCTCCGCAAGTGCGGGCAAGGCCGCTGACATTCGGATCATCCTGAACGTGGGTTGGCCATGAGCGAAAACCTATTCAAACTGTTCGTGACAGAATTTTCGACCCTGCTTCGTGTCAAGCTGCAGCAAACGCAATCCAAGTTGCGCGGCAAGTGCATGGAGGGGGCTCACTTCGGCAAGCAGGCCTCGCCGGTCCAGTACATCGGCGCCATCCAGATGCGTGCGCCGTCCGGCCGGTTTGCGCCGCTCGATCGCCAGGACGTGGACTTCAACCGCCGGTGGGTCTTTCCCCAGCCGAAGGAAGCTCAGCAGCTCATCGACCGCTTCGATAAGGTCGATCTGAACATGGATCCGCAGGCGCAGTACGTGACTGTGGCCTCCGCGGCCGTAGCGCGCGAATGGGACGACCGTCTTATCGGTGCGGCTTTCTCTACGGCGCAGATTGGCGCAGATGCTGGTGGCCTTTCGGCGGAAGTTTTCAATACTGGATCGACGGTAACCAGCGCCGGTTTCCAGATTCCCTCAACCTTCGGTTCATCGGCGGCTTCTGGCCTGACTGTTGCCAAGATGATCGAAGCCAAGCGCGCCATGCGCAAGTTGCAGGTGCCGGTCGATGACGAGCCCCTGACCTGGATTACCAACAGCCAGGGTGAGAGCGACCTTCTCAATCAGGTGCAGGTGGTGTCGACCGACTTCACCGGCGCCGATCGCCCGACCCTGGTTGAAGGTAAGGTGACCCGGTTCATGGGCTGGGACATCGTTTACTCAGAACGCCTGATCTCGACCAGCAGCGTCCGCCAGAACATCGCATGGGTTCAGTCCGGCATTTATCTGGGCATCTGGAAGGATGTCGAGAACAGCATCACGCAGCGGTTCGACCTGTCGTCGCTGCCCTACCAAATCTGGACCGGCATGGTGTCCGGCGCGACCCGGCTTGAGCCCGGCCGGCTCCTGCAGGTGCTTTGCGCCGACGCGTCCGCCGCGTCAGATGTGACGCCATAGGTGCGCGATGGCAGCGATCTCAATCGCCATCAATCGCGGACTTGACGGGTTCCGTATCAGTGATTTCACGGTTGGCACGGCTGCGCCGACTGCCGCCACCGACATGGAATTTCGCTGGCAAAATCTTGATCAGGGCGGCGTTGCCACGATCACTCGTAAGGACCTTATCCAGGCCCTTGAAGCAATTACACGCGCGATCGAGAGCGATACGTTCTTCGTCAATCCGCTCGGCATATAGGTGAGCCATGGCCGTCGTTACCACAAAATCCGCCTCCATCATTAACTGGGACGCCACTCCGACCTTTGTCCCGACCAGGGGCGAGGGAGCGGAAGGTCCGATGCATGTTCTTAACGATTCGTTGAGTGGCGTGGTGGGGGATTCCATCGGTTCGATTTATCGGCTTGCCCGTGTCCCGGTGAATGCCAAGATCAAGAGAGTGCTGCTGAACATCTTCACGGCATCGACAGCCGGCGCTGGTGATATTGGGATTGCTTTCAGCGATAGCCTGACCGATGGCACGCAGAACGCTTTTTCGACGCTCGCTAATCCGATGGTACAGATCACCGGTCCGGTGGACAACAAGCTATTCGTTGCGGCGCAGTCGCTGACGGCGACGCAGAAGCAGTTGGACATCACGTTCAACAATATATTCACTGCGGCGCATCAGAACTTGCCGCTGTGGCAGGTGCTGGTGAATCTTGGTGCAACGCAGTTTGTTGCCGATCCTGGCGGCTTCTTCGATATTGCCATGAAGCTTACAACGGCGCTCACGGTCACGGCTGGGATTATCTCCCTTGAATGTGACTTTGTGGAGTGATCGATGGCGATCAACACTTGGATCACTGTTGTGTTGAGCGGTGGCGCTGCCACGCAGCCAGATCGTGCGGATCACAGGAATGTCGGCGGCCCAGCGGGGGCCGATGGCGGCAATCTTACGGTTGCGCATGATAGCGCGGTTATCACCCGAATGACGCTGTGGGATAGCGCCGTTGCTACAGCCCGGCAAGTCGCCGCATCGAGGCTACCGCCGTAAGGAATGCGCCATGGCGACAGCAGCTGAATCGACTTTCATTACCACCATTCGCGCCGCCGAAGGCGTGCGGCAGGCTGCCAAGACTGCGGCGTTCAATACCTACGGATTTGTGCAGGCCAACCTTGCGGCCTATCTCACTGCGCTTGAGGCGGCAGACAATGCTTTCATCACGTCGGTGAACGCCGCGGCGAGCACGGCCGGCGCCCTTGGTTACACGATCCCGAATTCCGGCACGCCAAATCCCGGCAACGTCATCATTGGCGATAACGGATCGTTCGCCCTGATCTTTGGTCAGATCGCGACGCTGGGAGCAATCGGGTGAGCCAGGTTCAGACCGGCGTTTTGGTTCATGACCAGACGGTCAACAAGAGCGAAGGCGCGCATCAGGCTGCCGTGGCGGCTGCCGGCAACAGTCAGTCTGCGGCCAATGCCGCGGCCATCACTCATTATAGGAACTGTGTTGCTTCCGCGCTTGCCAACAAGTGTGGCGTCGATACGTTCACGTCAGCACTGCGGTCGTTAGGGGCTGGGGGCGCTTAATGGCCTTTCTCTACATCACCGAGTTTGCCGAGGTCGAGATCGGGCCGGCTGGGCGTGTTGGCCAATTTGCGGCTCAGCCGGAATTGGCTAATCAGGCGATTGTCAATACCGGGGCCAGCACTCAATCAGCTGCATTCAATACGAACACACGGTTTGTGCGACTCCATACCGATAGCATTTGCGCGATTGAGTTTGGCCTCAATCCCACTGCGGTAAATGCTGGCGCAGGTGGCACGGCTCGGATGGCTGCAAACCAAACGGAATATTTTGGTGTCCCCAAAGGCCAGGCGTTCAAAGTCGCCGTCATCCTCAGCACGTAGGCGCACGATGTTTCAGAACGTCATTATGCCAGAGGTCACCGTCAGCGAGACGCGTGGTTTGTGGGGATTGCTCGATATGATCGGCAATCCGAAATCTCAGGCGGCGGCAAATTTTCTGAAAGAGGTCAGCGCGGAAAAGGATGCTGCCGTCGAGAGAGCCAATGCGGCAATGGAGGCTGTCAGTAAATCGGAAGCCAATCGTGCTGAGGTTGAGCGTCTTGCCGCCGTAGCCAAGTCGCATCGCGATGAGGTAGAGGGCCGTCTTTCTAAGGCAGAGGCCGATCTCCGCAAGCGGATTGATGCTCATGCCAAGGCAGCCGCCAAGCTGCAGGAGCGCGAGGATGATTTGCGTGTCAAACAGACTGCGCATGCGTCTGCGGTGGCTGCTCACCAAAAGGAAGTTGAAGCTGCGAAGATTTCTCACGAGGTGCGCGAGGCGGCGCTGGCTGAGCGTGAGCGCAGTGTTGCGGATGCTCATCTCGATATCGAGCGCCGCAAGGAAGAGTTCCAGAAGCATATGGCGCCCGTGCTGGCTGCCGCCGCGCTGGCCAGATAGGAGAACGTGTTATGCCGATCTATAAGGTCAGCAACCTCAATGCCGGCTCACAGCAATCGCTTACGAGCGCTTTCAAGACGCTTCTTGGCATCAATGCCGCGACCGGCGCGACCACGCTGCGGCGCGGCTGGCTGACGGAATTCACCATTGGTCAAGATGGCGCGCCGTCAACCACGGATGGACCCGTATCTTATTCCATCGACAAGATGACGGCGGCCGGAACTGGATCGGCGTTGACGCCGACGACGGATGACAGCGACGCAGCGGCGCTTCTGGTCTATACCGCGAATTACACCGCCGAACCGACCGTCACGGCGAGCTCGAATCAATGGGCGATGCCGCTCAATCAGCGCCAGAGTTGGCGTGTCCAGTTCCGTGACGACAAGTCGTCCATCATTGTGCCAGCCGTAAACCTTGCCGGGCCTGTGGTGCGCGCAAAGTCTCCGGTGGCTTCGAGCTATTCCAGCACGGCGGTATTTTCGGGATTTGTCACGGAATAGCCGATGCGTTTCTCGGCCGGCTACAGTCAAGTCAATGATCCGGACGGCAAGCGTGGAATCATTGAGCAGGATTTTTTCAAGTGCTGTCACTGCGGCGGATATCACTTCGTTGAGCCGAAAGACGTGATCAACCTCAACCGCTGTCCGAACTGCGATGACTATCGAGGGGGTGGTTTTGTGTGCGACAGTCCCGAGTGCCATCGGACGTGCAAGCACTTTATGAGGAAGATCGAGGAAGCGGAAGCCCGCGAGCGATTCAGGAGCATGATATGAAACTTCACCCTTGCAAGCATTGTGGCGCTCCTGCTGTCGAGCAAACGCGTAAGCATCTCACGCCGGAAGATCACCGGCAGCAGCGGAAGAATGAGCACGGTCAGTGGGAGCACGATCCTGATTACCGTGAGGAGCTGCACGCCGAGAACGAGAACGATATCCGGGTGTCGTGCGCCAAGTGCCAGAACGCCACCGGTTGGCAGAAGCGCGATGCGCCTGGAATGCCGGAGGTAGGCGTAGGGTTCACTCGCAACTTATGGAATGAACGTCATGGCCGTATCGTATAACGATAAGTTCCTGCTGGCGCAGGATTCCGGCTTTCGCAATCGCGTCGAGATGTCGATGATTGCGGCCTGCGAGGCGATCATGACCGAGAGCCCGACCGCAGTGCCGTTTCATGCGCAGCGGTCGCAGTTTGCCGTGACCGCCTTGGGGGCGCCAACTAGCGCGGCCGTGCTGTTCGCGCTTGGCGTCGCGACTGATAGCAGTGTGATCAATGACGCGACGCAGGCCGGAACGGTTGCGCTCACGGCAGGTAATGTGGCAACGCAGGCGGCGCTTGTGACAGATGCGCATATCGATACGGCGATCAGCGGCCAGTTTAATGATTTCTTCTTGCATGCGGCATGACATCGTTTGTCCAAGTAAAAACTGGCAGCTGGGGTACATCGCAGACCAGCGTTAATGCGGTATTCAATTCTGGCGTCACGGCCGGCAGTTGTGTCGTTATCGCTGTTGTAAGCCAGAGTGCGGGTGCGCTTACTGTTACCAACTCTGCCGGAGACGCTGCAACTGACTCTGGCGCAGGCAATATAAGCGATGGCAATCTAAACAATACCGTCATCGTAGGATTTTTTACCCCTACGGCGGGGGTTACCACGTTCACGATTCATATTGCGGGTGGAAGTAGTGTTGGGAGTTGGTATCTATATGAGATAGGAGGCTTATCCAGCGCCAGTTTTGACAAGGTTGCGCACGCCACGGCAACAGGTACGGCGGCAAGCAGCGGAGCTACAGGAACTCAAACAAATAGCAATGATGCAGCTATTCAGTTTTTCACCAGCTATGACACGATAACACCGACAACGAGTGGTTTCACTGATGATGGATTTATCAATCCAGCAGACGGTGGACATAACGTGTTGTCAAGCAATGCGTCCATCACTACCACTGCGACCATTGCGACATCTAATCAATGGATAGCTTGGGCCGTTACGATAAAAGGGACTTCGGCGGGGGCGGCTCCTCCTGTTGGCTGGTTCAGCAAAGACGACACGCCGGTTCCGCGCCGGCAGGTGTTCTTGGATGCCGGCCCGTCGCGTCCTCTGGTGCCGCCGCCGTTCGCGGTGACGCCGGCGACAGATTGGATGCAGGTTTTTGATGAACGGCCAGCCAGGCGGCCACTGCTGGATTTTCCGCCTGCGCCGCCGATCCTTGTGCCGCGGCGGATACAATCTACATGGGGCAGCGACGATCCGCTACCGCGCAGGCGTGCATTGCAGCCTGATCCGGGGCCATTTCAGAATGTTCCGGCCACAGCGGCCGTCGTTGCGCCACCAACAGGATGGCTCTCCACGACGGATGTCCTGCCAAGGAGGATTTCGCCGCAACCCGATCCTGGACCGTTTCAGAACGTTCCAACGGCGGTTGTAGTGGCGCCGCTGACCGGCTGGTTTGGCGTTGCCGATGATTTGCCGAAGAAACCAAGTCGGCAAGCGGATGGCGCTAATCTGCCGATCGCAGTTCCGGTCCAGCCAACAGGATGGCTGGCTGCATTTGATCAGACGCTCTATCGCAGAACACTACAAGCCGATGCGGTGCCAGTCCCGTTAGTGCCGCCGGCTGTTGCTGGAATTGCCGGTATGGCTTGGGCGGGATGTGAACCGGGGCTCTTGCCACCGCTTCCAAAGAGCTGGTTGCTTTCCAGTCAGGCGTGGCCGCCGCAGGTGATCATTCAAGTCATTCCGCCACCCACAACTGCTGTCTACGCCAACTACATCATTGGTGGGATGGGGACAATGACCAGCATCCCTGGCAATCCGCCGTCCTGATCCTGGTGCGTTGCCGAGAAGCCACACTCGGTCACTGATGTAGCATGACCGAGTTTCTTCAGCCGGCTGACATCGGCAACCGCGCTTTGCAACACTGCGGCGCTGAGATGATGGACCCGACGCTCGGGTTTACGGAGAATTCCAGGAACGCCAGGCAGGTTTCGTTCGTCTACGGCAAGCTGCGCCGAGCCGAGCTGCGCCGCAATGTCTGGCGCTTCGCCACTCGCAAGGCGGTAATCCGGCCGGTCGACCAGAATACGTTGTTGCTCTCGCCGTCGCTGTGGGTATCGAGCACGGTCTATTTCGTCGGCTCGCTGGTCATCGATGCAACGAGCACTATCTGGCAATCCCGAACACCGAACAACACCGGCAATGATCCGCAGAATTCGCCGTTTGCGTGGGAACCATACTTCGGGCCTCTGACCGCGATGCTCTACGATTCCTCGCAGAGCTACTTTGCGGGTGAAGTCGTCTATATGGCGCCTGGCGATGGTACTTCCAACATCTATGTGTCTCTGGTCGAGGGCAATACGCTTGATCCGTCGTTGCCGAACCAGTGGTCGATCTCGACCGTCTATTTCAAGAACCAAGTTGTGCAGGCTTTTCCGGCCTGGTCGAGCCTGACGACTTACACGCAAGGCCAGACGGTCTCGTTTACTGACGGCAACATCTACACGTCGGTCCAGAACGGCAATCTCAATCATGCCCCGAACGTGAGCCCGACTTTCTGGGCATTGGTGCCGATCATCACGCTGGCGAGTCTGACAGTGCCGGCTAATTCATCGGTTTCGCCGATCCCATCTTTTGCTTCTCCGGTCGGTGAGTGGTCGCAGATCACAACCTACCAGACCGGCAATGTAGTGATGTTCAACGGCACCGAATACGTGTCGATCGCCAACAACAACACGGGTAATTTTCCGAACGCTGTGGGTTCGACGTTCTGGGTCGCCATGACGGGCAGTGTGCTCTACATGAGCCTGATCGACCTCAATCTCGGCAACAACCCGGCCAACGCGCCGGCGTTGTGGTCGAGCGGCACCACGTATGCGATCAACAATCTGGTGGGTGGTTCGGATGGCATTATCTACAAGTCTCTTGCAAACGGAAATCTTGGACATGACCCGACCACTGATGGTGGAGTCCGCTGGGGAAATACAGGTACCCTTAATCCCTGGACAACTGTATTCACTCTCGGTGGAGGTAATCAACAATGGCGTCAGATCGGAGGTGCTGCCTTTCCATCCGGTGTCGGACTCGCTGAACTTAACATTGTTTACCCACTCAATTCCGGCCCGGTAACGCAAGACCGCACCCGCAACGTCTTCCGGCTGCCCGCCGGCTTCCTGCGCCAGGCACCGCGGGATCCCAAGCAAGGCTCGACATCGAAGCTTGGTGCGCCGTCTGCGCTTCCATACGAGGACTGGAATTTCGAGGGCAACTACATTGTGTCATGGGATGCGATACCGATCATCCTGCGGTTTGTTGCTGACGTGACTAACGTCGCGGACATGGACGATATGTTCTGTGAGGGCCTTGGATGTCGCATCGCAATTGAGGTCATGCCGATCCTCACGCAGTCGACCACTAAGGTCGAGCAAATATTCAAGCTCTACAAAGACACGATGGGAGAGGCAAGAACGGTCAATGGCATTGAGACGGGCGCCACCGAGCCGCCGGAAGATGACTTCGTGACATGCAGGCTCTAGATGGCGAACGCATCCTATATTCAGGACTCGTTCGCTGGCGGCGAGAAGTCCCAGCTTGCTCAGGGCCGCATTACCGATCGCGAGTACCGCACATGGATGAACGTGTGCGTGAACGGCCATCCGACGGAAGCGGGCGGCTGGGTGCGGCGATCCGGCACTATTTATGCTGGCCATACCCGCGGCGGCGCCATCGGCCGCGTTATCAAGTGGGACCTCGCGGCAGCGGCGGCCTATACGATGGAATTCACCGATGGCTTTATCCGTTTCCGTCGGGGTCTGCGGTTTGCCACTACCAACGATGCCCAGACCGTATCGGCGATTTCGTCGGCTAATCCTACGGTGATACAGACGACTGGAGTGTCAGGCTGGACAACCGGCAATACTGTGATTTTTTCTGGCGATATGTCTACCGTGCCGTTGCTGGCTAATCGGCAATTCACCATCACCGCAGGTATGATGACACACTTCTCGTTGCAGGATGCGCTGACTGGTGCAAACATCGACGGCTCGACACTGACGCTTCCTCCGGGCACCCTCACGGTCTCGCGCATTCAGGAGGTATCATCTCTTTACGTTGTCGGCAGCTGGGCGACAGTGCGGGTTGTTCAGACTGAGACGAATGCGGTGTTACTCCAGGGGTCGGTCGCGCCGCAGCTGCTTACGAGTTCGGCGTTGCCGGGTATCGGCACTGATCCAATATTCAGCTTGGCGCCCCTGACGTTTCTCGACGGCCCCTATCTTGACCCGTTCACCAACGGCGTACAAGCAGTACCATCTGCCGTATCCGGCAACATCACGCTGACGCTCGCTTTCCCTCAATATAGCGCGACGCAGGCTTATCAGAAAAACCAGTTCGCCACCTCGGTAGCGATCAACTATATCTCGCTGATCGACAATAATGTTGGGAATACGCCGGCGAGCTCGCCCACAGCATGGGCCGCCGTGAGCGCTGGCGTAGCGATCAATAATGGTCGTGGACTGCTCGGCACCGACATTGGCCGGCTCGTGCGCCTGTTCAGCGAACCGGCGCTGTGGTTGGTGGGAACCACATATGCGATCGGCAATATTGTGGCTTACAACCCCAGCGGTGCGGCCGGCGCATCGACATACTGGACTTCGCTGACCGCAGGAAACGTTGGTCATATCCCCGGCAATGACACCACGAATTGGACACTTACGCCGGCCAATGCCGCCAATTGGACGTGGGGAAAAATCACATCGCTTGGCAACCAGATCAGTCAAGTGGCCGGAGCGGCTATTGGCAACATGACGCAAGGTGGCGGTCCTGCGGCTGCCTTCGATGGCATTATTTCACAATCTGCCAATG